AATATTCGATGACGGTGGTAAATCAGGTGGTGCCACAGGAAATAACGGTTATATCAATTACGGTAAAACGGTCTCCGATGTATGGTCTACTACAGGAACTGCTACTATGTTTCCAGGTTATGTTTCATATCCTATAGCAAATCAACAGTTCAACCATATTCAAGTCTTAGGTTCTGAATATACATTTAAAATCCGTGTTATACCTCAGGGTATCCCAGATACAGCATTAACAACTATACCTATAAAAGTATTCTTAGTTGCTACTTCAGATCAAGGAACAGCAGACGCTTCCTTAGATACTTCAGAGTGGGAAAGTCTTCCATATGTACAAACAAGAATCATAGAAGGTCAACGATCTCCAAACAATCAAACATGTGTCATAAAATACAGACACTCTAATAGAAAATTCAATGGTGTCCCAAAAGGTCAATATATAAGTGATGGTCGCTATTTAGCAGCATCAAATGTAAATCAATCAACATCGCCTCAAGGAAATACAGCAAACGAACAAGACCATTTAAAACTAGTCTTCGCTCCATTATCAATTAATTATGCTGCTAATCTTCCAGCATCAACATTACCTCCAAATATCTTCGTGGAAATGAAAGTAAAACGATGGATACGATACACTGATCCAAATACTCAAAACCTTCAGTATGGAACTGGTCTTTCTGCCACCAACCTCTAATCAACATAACATTCGCTTTCGGCAGACACACACCCCCACCCTGAAAGGGTGTTGATTACGATAACCGAAGGTTATCTGTAATTCTTAACATGTGCCAATTGTGCCAATAGGTTAAATAACTATATATATTAAGATTTTTTTCACTATTACAGAACTTTAGTTCGCCAAAAAATCTAATTCCTCTTCTTTGAAAGGTATTAATGCCTTAGTCTCATTATCTACTTCCCATATTTTCCATCTATCTTTAGATAACAAATTATTATCTGGTAAAGTATTCGAAAAAATCCAAATATTAGGACAATCAAATACAATTTCTTTAAATTTATACCTATCGTCATAGGCATAACCATCTTTTATTGTTTCTACAGCACTATAGAAACCGTGTAATCTTTCTTTATTTATTGCTCTTGGCATATCAATACAATAGCATCTACTTATCGGCATATCACAAACCATTCTTAAAATATCCTTATAGTCATTACACAAAGGTAATACCCTTGCCAATTTATGGGCTCTTAAATAACCCATTAATGTGCTCTTTCCAATGTTTCCTTCAGAACAATATATAATATTAATACTTCTTGTATCCCAAATATCAACTTGTGTACGTATCTGTTCTTGCCACAGATATAAAGATGAAATCTCACGAATTTGTCGTGGTATGTAAATCTCTTCATCAGTATCAGAATAAATAGGAGTAATCGCTGTGTCTCCTTTCTCAATATAAAAACAATTATCCATGTTCGCCTTGGATGTAATAGAAAAATGTAATTTTAAATTATTAGGTATAGCAGTCATACGCTTCTTAACCTTTAATGAAATCCGCCCTTGCCAGTGCTTTTTAGAAGAAATGTTGCCTTGCTCCCCAACAAAAGTCCATTTCTTACAATACTTAATACACCAATCTTTAATTAGTTTTAATTCACTATAATTATTATCTGTAAAATCATACACACAAATCGCATTCATTATAGTATAAACATATATTATTTTATCTTAAGTAGTTTTAATTTAATTATTATTTATTTCAAAATTATTTTCTTTGTTAAATTTATAACCATGCCAGCAGGAAAAATGTATAGATCAAAAGCATATAAAAAGCGTAAATTACCTCGTATTCCTTATAAGAAAAAAAGACGCGTAGTTAAACGCAGAGCAAAATTTCAACAAGGTCTCAGATCCAATCAACCAATTACAAGACGAAAACTTAATATGACATGTCTTCATCAATATCAAAACGATATGGCAGTTTCTATCCCAAATTGGAATTTATTCCAGCAGAATAATCCAGGTCTTAAGACTTTAGTTCAATCATTCAATCTATCTTCACCTCAAATATTCGATGACGGTGGTAAATCAGGTGGTGCCACAGGAAATAACGGTTATATCAATTACGGTAAAACGGTCTCCGATGTATGGTCTACTACAGGAACTGCTACTATGTTTCCAGGTTATGT